AGTGCCGGTTTCCTGAACGACTGACGGGTTAAGTGGCTCCGAAAAGCAAACTTATTAAGGCAACCTAGGTGGGCTAGGTTTGTCCACCAAAAAGCAATAATCTATATATATCAATACCTATATGTATAAAAATCCAGTAAATCTATACATATTGCATAAAAACAACATTAGGGAAAGTCCTAATAAATAAATATAGACAAGTAAAGATAACTTTAGTAAATTGTAGTTACTGACATAAGTTAGTGATTAAATAAGGATGAAAATGAATTACTTATCTGTATGTAGCGGAATAGAAGCGGCAACCGTTGCATGGCATGACCTAGGATGGAATCCAGTAGGATTTTCTGAAATAGAAAAGTTTCCTAGTGAAGTGTTGGCACATCATTATCCAAACGTCCCAAATTTGGGCGACATGACAAAATATAAGGAGTGGAATCTTGACCCAATTGGACTTTTGGTTGGGGGAACCCCATGCCAATCATTTAGCGTTGCAGGACTGCGTAAAGGACTTGACGACCCAAGGGGAAACCTTGCCCTTACCTATGTTGGAATTCTTGACAAGTTTAGACCCAAGTGGTGCTTATGGGAAAACGTGCCAGGTGTCCTTTCCTCAAATAGAGGACGGGACTTTGGTGCCTTCCTCGGGGCGCTGGGCGAACTCGGGTATGGGTGGGCATATAGGGTGCTTGATGCTCAATACTTTGGAGTACCACAGCGGCGCCGCAGAGTGTTTGTTGTCGGATGTCTTGGAAACTGGGAATCTGCCGCAAAAGTATTATTTGAGTCCGAAAGCTTGCGCCGAAATATTAAGAAGGGCAGAACAAAGAGGCAAGAAACTGCCGCCTTTACTCCATCAAGCTTTGGCCAATATATCCAAGGAGTTGGAACTTTAAGAAGTGCTGGGGGCGATTTAGGTGGTGGTTCAGAAACTTTATATGTTCCTGAAACTGGAAAATGCTTAACTACACGCATTAGAAATGATTACGAAACGGAAAATTTTGTAGTATTTGAACCTAGAAGCCCCGATGGAGTACCTAGAATTCATGGAAATCTTTGCCCTACATTAAACACAATGCAAGGTGGTCAAAGGCAGCCATGTGTAGCTTTGGCTGAAAACACTATTGGCAGAAAACCGCAAAACGGCGGGAATGGCGATAAATTTACTGAAAATGGTCCAATGTACACGTTAAATGCTACTGGTGTTCATGGAATAAATCATGGAATGGCGGTCAGAAAGCTTACAACAATTGAATGTGAACGATTGCAAGGTTTCCCTGACAACTATACCAATATTAAAGAAAATTGCCCTGATGGTCCTAGATATAAAGCCCTTGGAAATTCTATGGCGGTGCCAGTAATGCGTTGGATTGGCGAAAGGATTGAAAATGTTTGAACAATTTTGGAAGTTGTACCCACGCAAAGTAGCTAAACGTGCGGCGCAATTATCTTTTAACCGTCTTACAAAGCAAGAACAAGCCGATGCCGTAGAAGCCATTGAGCAACACGTTGCTTATTGGAAACTTAAGGGAACGGAATCAGATTTTATTCCCCATGCAAGCACCTGGCTTAATCAAGGCCGCTGGGAAGATGAATTAGACATGACCCCAAAAGAAGTAAAGCGCCCAGCATTACCTTGGTATAGTACCGATGAATTGACTATGGCCAAAGGCCGAGAATTGGGACTAAATGCTTATGCCGGCGAATCTATGGGACAGTACCGACAAAGAATCCAACAACACATTGGAAAGATGGCGGTATGAGTGCGAAGTTAGACAACTGCTCAAATACCGTGCCCAACTTGGGCTGGTGGGTTTCAGGGCATATTTTGAAAACAAAAGTTTTGACAACCGCAGACAAAAACTTGCTGGGGACTTTTATGACCAATGGAAAAAAGGCAATCGTGGAAACATCCCAGGACAATGGCTATGAGCCAATGACACTTGACCAAATAGCATTAATTGAAAGTGTAAGCCATCAAAGAGTAGCCCAAATATTAAATAGCGCATTGCGTAAATTTCATAAAGCAATGGATGACAAAGGTATAAAAAAAGAGGATTTGTTATGAACGCATTTGAATTAATTGATGATTCAAAAAATATTAGTAATGCTATTGAAGCACTTGAATGGGTACAAAAATCTGTACCTATGTTACGAAAACAAGCAGAAGAAATTGAATATTGGAAAGATGCTTTTGGTAAAGCTATGGCTTTAACCGAACATATGAAGCATTTAGAGCATCAAGTTTATGGTGGAACTACAAAATGAATAATGAACCAGTAGCGTGGATGATGGGAAACCCCCAAAATACAAGTGCATATTTGACCTTTGAAAAACCCACAAGAGAAATGAAAATTAGTCATCAAGCTATTCCACTCTACACACATCCAGCAAAGACACTAACAGATGCAGAAATACGCATTATTCAGGATATGTGCCATTTAAAAAATGTTGGGTATAACAACTTTATTATGCGGTTTGCTAGAGCAATATTAAGAAAGGCAAGTGAGAAATGAAACCTGATACCAGGGTTGTTGACCCTAATGATTGTGTAGATTACCTTTATGAATACGCACCGGAATACGCTAAAGCTAAAGGTGAACTTGCTGAACTTGAAGCATATAAAAATTCATTAAAAGCAATTAAAATGAAACAATCGTCCGAACAATCTTTGGGCGCACAAGAACGTGAAGCATACGCCAGCCAAGAATATCAAGATTTGTGCAAAGCTATTGGCGCCGCAACGTACAAAACAGAAATGTGGAAATACCGTTTGGAAAGTGCAAAATTACGTTTTGAAGCGTGGCGTACTCAAGAAGCAAGCAATCGTAATTTAGAAAGATTAACTAAATGAACAACATTCCGCATATTGTTGATACTGGAGCAAGTGTCAGCAAAATTGATGAAGCGTTTGAAGAATGGAAACCTATTTTAAAACACATAATGGAATACAAATTGCTTCAACAAGAAAACGAAACATTAAGAAGTCAGATTAGATTTTTAGAACAACAAGTGTACGGCGGAACAACTAAATGAACGATTACTGCGAACCTTATTTAAACATACAAAAATTAATTAAAAAATATCACAATGCACAACTTAAAGGCAAAGCAGAATTAGCAACAAAAATAGCGCATGAAATAGCTGACGAAAGTATTAAATTAGAAATTGCCAGCATTAAACAATTACGTAATCATTGGGTAAATAGTGGCGTTTAGCGTACAAGTTCCCCAAGAAGTTATTGATGCAAGCAAAGAGTTTGTAGAACATAACAATTTGGGACATAGGCCTGATAACTCCAATGGAACAAAAAACCAGCAATTAGTTGGTGTTATTGGTCAAAATATGATGGCTTATGCTTTAGGTCAACCATTTATGCAACCATCCACCACACATGATGGCGGCATAGATTTTGTAATTGGCCGCAAAAAGATTGACATTAAAACCATGGGGCGCACGGTTACACCAAAGCTTGATTACGTTAATAACTTAATTGCATCACAAATTAAATTTAATGTAGATGGATATGTATTTGCTAGTTTAAACACTACAAACAATAAATTGACTATTTGCGGGTGGTTGCCAAAAGCAACTTTTTTGTTTTATGCCAAACATTACCCAAAAGGTTCCATAAGGGAACGTACTAACAATACGTCATTTGAATTAAAAGCTGATACTTATGAGATACAAAACGAAGATTTGATTCACAAAATTTACAATTGGAATGACTTGTTTACAAGTATTCAAAAACATGACAACAAAAAATGAAAAAGAACGTTACAGAAAAATTGCTGAATTGGGATGTTCATTATGCCGGCATCAAAAGAACCCTGGAACGCCAGCAGAATTGCATCACATTAGAAGAACTAGTAAACGAAGTAATGCCCCTGTTATCCCCCTTTGTCCATACCACCATAGATTCCCAAATACCAGTATTCACGGAATGGGTCGAAAGCGCTTTGAAAGGGAGTACGCTATTACAGAAGAAGAGCTCTTGGTACAAACCAAGGAATTGCTAAATGAGTTCTAACTTAATAATTGTTACAGGGCTTATTTATGCTTATATCTGTATTGAGCAGTTTGCTAAAGGAAATACTGGATTGGCTTATATGTACGCTGGATATGCTTTTGCGAATTATGGGGCTTATTTAATGGCCAAATAACTTTACAATCGTATAGTGATAACTTTACAATTCCAGCCCATCAAATCCCATTTCAAAAGCTACCATTTTGCAACGGGTACGAAACTGCTTGGAATGATGTAACCATTTGTCACCTTTTTGCCGGTGAAAACTCATGTGAACCATTTCATGCGATAGCGTAGTAAGCATTGTGTAATAGTGACCACAACGGGCTGAACTGATAGTAATGGTATGTTCGTAATCGCCGCCTGTATCTAGTTGGTACGTACCCATTGTTTCTGTATCGGGCACAATTAAAAATTCTACTTCTTCAGGTAACGGCATTTTCCATTTAGTAAATGGGTACAAGGTACTTAAACTTGCATAAGCATGACGTATCACTTCAGGCGTAAGTTTCATTTCCAAGTAATCCAATCTTTGTTATGTTGCTTTTGTTTTCTTTCAACATATACTGGCATACTAAATGTCAAACCATGTTCAGGATGAGTAAGCCATAAAGCTTGACGTGGTGGTTCAAATCCAAAGTTGTTGCTATAAGCGTACTCATCGTAGCCTTTAAGGCTACCGTTAACAATTAAGCGTTCTAGCTGAATAAGCTGATGCCAATGGCCCAACAACATGGTGTCATATTCCATGTCAATTTGGGCGTTCCTAGACCGTTTACGATGGTCGCCACGAATGATTGGACCTAAAGCGCCAATAACACCGTCACCCCCACGAAATTGGTCGCCATGTGTAAGTAAATACTTGTGTCCGTAGATTGAATAATAGGCATCAGGGCCATCGGGTATATGAAATTGAACACGGTTATCTTTCTCAAATCGTTTGGATAGGAATTGATACAATAACCAATCAAACGAAGTGAAATTACGGCCTTTTGCCCTGATTTTGTGCGTATTGCGCCCATGATTGCCACTTACGCACGGAATAAAGACATTTCCAAACTCATTAGCCAAAGTTTCAATACACCAAGTCAATACACCAAACAAATCTATAACGGTTGGCATAATTTCCATGGAGTTTGTAGCCATTAATTCTTCATGAATATCGCCTGATACCATGTCGCCGCCCAGCACAAACACAATGCCAGGGTAATCTGAATGTGCAACATGATTCTTAAGCAAATCAATGGTTTTTTCAATCATGACACGGGCGCGGTCCTGGGCAATAGCCACATTAAATTCATTTACGCCATTAATTTGATTTGGGTCAACAACTTCACCCCAATGCCAATCTGAAGCAAAAAGCGTAGGAACACCGGCAACTGCTTTCTTTTTAGGCGTTTTTGTCATCCAGTTAGGGACAGACACCTTTGCCTTTGACATTTTTAAAATAACATTTTTAATGTATTCGGCAGTCAACTTATTTTCTTCTTGTGCGTTAATGCTTGATTCTAGTTGCCTAATCTTATCTAAAGCTTCAAACAAAGCCGTTTTATCTTTGCTAATTGATTCAATTGTTGGCTTAATTCCGGCACTCATAGCAGACTTGTACCGGCTATGATAAGTATTTGCATTGATGCCAATTAATTTGGCCGCTTCTACTTTATTGCCCGTTTTAGCATAAGCATTGACGGCTTCTTGCATTTGTTGTTTATTCAACCTTGGGTTTGCCATGACTTACCTTTTTAAGAAGTTTGTGCAATACTAACAAAACTTTATTAATAATCAAATACTTGTAAATGACAACCATTAAACTGCCTTATCCACCATCGGTCAACACATATTGGCGGAACTTTAGGGGCAATACAGTTTTAAGTAAAGCTGGGCGCGAATTTAAAACCGCAGTAGCAGAATGTGTTGTTGCTCAAAACATACCCAAATTTGGCGATAAACGGCTTGAGGTGACGTTATGGTTATATCCACGTTCAAAGGTAGTCACCGACCTAGATAATCGCTTAAAAGCGGTTTTAGACGGTTTAGAAGATGCCGGCGTTTATGATAATGACGGACAAATTGATGTGCTAATGATTCAACGTGGCGAAATCCGAAAGGGCGGCGGCGTTGATGTAATGATAGAAGTCTTATAAAAATCTAGTTGACATAGTAGTAAAATAAGGGAAAATAACGAAACTAGGCTTTTCTAGTTCTTTTTGCAAAAAGGAAATATTATGGGTTATGGATTAAAAGGCGAAAGCGGCGAACGCTTTCCAAAAGGTGTTAAAGCAAGCGACCGTACTGGCGAAAAAAAGGGTTCTGAAAAGGATGTAAATTCCACCAAATTCATGCCTGGCGCTACTGGTGAAAAAGTTCCTAAAGGCGCAACATCAAGCGATTCTACTGGCGAACGCCATGAGAAGCTTAACGGTGGTGTAGCTATGGGCCTAGAAGATGGTATGGGCGCACGTCCAGCCGCACACATGGGCAAGCATGATGGCCGCCTAGGTGAGTTCAAGGGTCACATGGGTGAATCAGTTGTTTATGACCATAAGCGTGTAGGTCACGACCAAGACGATATGTAATCATGGCTGAATTTACTGCTAATCTAAATCCAACGTCTAATCAAAGCAATTTGACTGATTTGCTTAAGACCAAGGATTATATGAGCCGTGTAAAAGCCGTTAAAGCTAAACCACAAGCAGTAACATCAACCCCAGCCGCAGATGCAGTAATGGCTAAACCGCCAATTGCAGATAGCTGGATGACAAATGGTGATGATATGCCATTTACATTCGGGGTTGGGTACCAAAAGTAATAAAGCGAAGGGCCTACAAGCACGTGAAACTTGTAAGCCCTTCTAACCAAATAGTAATCGGAGAACTAAATGGCTGATGTAGATTTTATATTGAAACCGATGAATGACAAAATTGTTGTTCGTCCGGATAAACGTGTTTTAAGCACGGTAATTATTGTAGATAACAAAGAAGTAGATAATATGGGCACCGTTGTTGCCGTAGGACCAGGCAAAAAGGTTAACGGGCGCCGTGAAGCAATGCCGGTAAAAGTCGGTGACTATATTCGTTTTGGGACCATGAATGACGACCCAAAGGAAGAATACTTAAAATTCCAAGAGTTTTACGATAAAGGCGAACGCTATTTAATTATGTCTTGGCAAGACGTATGCTTTACTACTGATAAGGAACTAGCATGAATATTGATATTTTTGATTCAAAAGAACCATTAATTGAAAAGATTATGGCCCATTTTGGCTGGTATAAGGTCAAAAAGGTAGAAATGCAAGTTGAAAATCTAGAAATTAACCACATATTTACTGTAAAGTCGCCGAAAGAGGAATTACCACCATTTCCAGCCCCTAAAAAGAAACCAGCATTGAAAAAAGCTACAACTAGAAAGGTAACAAAAAATGCCGCTAAAAAAATCAGCAAGTCCTAAAGCGTTCAAAGAGAACATTAAGACAGAAGTAAAGGCCGGTAAGCCAATAAAGCAAGCCGTAGCAATCGCATATAGCGAAAAACGTGAAGCAACTAAAAAATCAAAGAAAGGTAGCAAATAATGGATTTAACTAAATTAGAACTCCAATTTACCCATTCCGTACAAGAAATGGAAATTATCCTTGCTGGATTGCGTAAGCTTCCAATGGAAGCCGTATTGGATTTGTATAATAAATTACACATTTCTGCTAAAGCCCAAGTTGACCAGCATATTGCAGAGCAACAACCAGCCGCCGAAGTACCAGCGGAAGCAACTATTGAAAAGCCAGCAGAATGACAACTCCAAACGTATATCTTCCCTATCCTATTCCACAAGACCAAAATGAACTGGTAGCGGATATAAATGCTTTAATAAGCCAACCAGGAGTTCCAACAGAACTTTATAATGAGGTTATGGAAGTAGAAGATAGCCCAACAACACAGGAAGATATAAACGAAGCAGAAGCCAATTCTGACAGTATGGCGGATGAGTGAAGAAATCTTTATAAAACATGAGTTTAGACGTTAATTCAACAGTTGACAAAGGTGGAGCCCCAATTGGTAATCAAAATGCCAAGAAGGGCAAGCTTTTTACTGAAGCATTGCGTAAGGTCCTTATACAGAATGACCATCTAAAGTTACGCCAAGTCACAGAGAAATTGGTAGATGCGGCCATTGAAGGCGAACCATGGGCAGTAAAGGAAGTAATTGACCGTATGGACGGTAAAGCGGTTGCTATTCAAGAACTACAAGGTCCTAATGGTGCAGAACTCAAAACTGCCGTACAAATAACATTTGTGGAACCTGATGGAACCATCACCACAGATTAAAGATGCCATCGCCAGGGAACGGTTTCCGGCTAAATTAAAGTGTTTATTTGAACCTAAAAGTTGCCGATATAGAATCCTGTATGGTGGGCGCGGCGGCTCAAAATCTTGGGGAATATCCAGGGCTTTGCTTATTAAAGGCATTAAATCTACCATTAGGGTGCTATGCGCCCGTGAGTTCCAAACCAGTATTAAAGATTCCGTACATAAGCTATTAAGCGACCAAATATATGCGATGGGATTAGAAGCCCATTATGAGATAACACAAACCACGATTAGGGGAATAAACGGTACGGAGTTTATCTTTGCCGGCATCAAGAACAATATCAATGGCCTTAAATCTATCGAAGGTATTCATATTTGCTGGGTAGAGGAAGCCAACAACGTTACCGCCCATTCATGGGATATTTTGATTCCTACTATCCGTAAAGAAGGTTCAGAGATATGGGTGTCATTTAACCCTGAACTGCCAACAGATGAAACCTATAAGCGGTTTGTCCTAAATCCGCCTGAAAATGCCATTGTTACCAAACTTAACTGGAACGACAATCCATATTTCCCTGAAGTATTGGATTTGGAACGCAGAACACTACAAGCACGTGACCCTGAAGCATATAACAACGTATGGGAAGGTATTCCACGTCAGACAATAGATGGTGCCATCTTTGCAAAAGAAATGACTATGGCTGAATTACAGGGCCGTATATGCAATGTGCCATACGATGCAACCAAAGGCGTTCATGTTGTGTTCGATTTGGGTTGGAATGACCATACTGCCGTGTGGTTTGTGCAACTGTTCCCAACTGAAACCAGGTTGATACGATATTTAGAAGATAGGCAACAGACAATTAGCTATTGGATAGCAAAAATTTCATCATACGGCTACATGATAGATACCATATGGTTGCCGCACGATGCCAAAGCAAAGTCCCTAGGAACTGGTCGTTCCATAGAGGAAATTGTACGACAAACTGGGCACATGACAAAAGTTTTAGATAGAGTACCGGTTACAGATTCAATTAATGCGGCACGAACAATCTTCAGTAAATGCTATTTTGATAGGCAAAATACTGAAGAAGGCTTACAATGCTTAAGACATTACCGATACGAAGTTGACCCTGAAACCAAGCAATTTAGCCAAAAGCCATTGCATGACCATTATTCAAACGGGGCCGATGCGTTTAGGTACATAGGTTTAATGATTAACGAACCAAGGAAAACGGTTAAAAGGACCATTCCCCACGTTCAATCTAGCTGGATGGGATAAATTATGGCTGAAATGGTTGAGTACGAATACGACCCACGAATTGAAGATGCAAAAGAGTTTTTGCGCTTTGCGGCTGATGCCGATACTAACAACCGTTCAGAAGCATTAGATGACCTAAAGTTTGCCGGTGGCGACCAATGGCCAGTAGAAATCCAAAATAGCCGTAGCGTGGAATCGCGCCCATGCTTAACCATTAATAAGGTTGATGCGTACATCCGTCAACTATGTAACCAGCAACGTCAGCAACGCCCAAGGATGAAAGCCCACGGGATGAACAATGAAACTGACGAACGAATGGCAGACATTATTACTGGTATTTGCCGTCATATTGAGAATCAATCTAATGCTGACCATGCTTACGATACTGCGTATGAATCAGCGGTACGTATGGGATGGGGCTTTTGGCGTGTAAACACACGTTACGTCAACGAACGTTCATTTGACCAAGAAATCTACATTGATACGATTGACAACCCTTTTACCGTATATTTTGACCCCAATTCGGTGCTACCTGACGGTTCAGATGCTGAAAAAGTGTTAATCACAACGGTAATCCCTAAAGTTAATTTCAGGGCAATGTACCCTGATGCAGAAGATGGAAGCGGATTTACCCAGCGTGGTACAGGCGATTCTGATGCCGAATGGGTAATGAAAGAAGATATTCGTCTTGCTGAATATTTCTACACAAAGATAGTAAACGCTGACTTAATCCTATTGTCCGATGGCGCCCATGTATATGAAGATGAGATGCCAAGCGAAAAAGTATTAGAAGCTAATGGCATTTATGAGGTTAGCCGCCGTAGTTCTTGGCGCAAAGAAATCCATTGGTGCAAGCTAACTGGTATGCAAATCCTTGAAGAAGGCCGCTGGGTAGGTAAACACATTCCTGTTATTCCTACTTATGGCCAGCAATTAGTCATTGAAGGCAAGCGTAAGAAGTTTGGCCTTGTCCGCATGGCTAAAGACCCACAAAGAATGTATAACTTTTGGGTTACATCCATTACTGAATCCGTGGCACTTGCTCCAAAAGCGAAGTGGATTATGGCCGAAGGACAGGATGAAGGACACGAAAATGAATGGGCGCAAGCAAATACCAAAACAATGTCCTATTTGCGCTACAAGCAAACCGATACCGATGGCCAACCGGCACCACCCCCCATCCGCCAAGCACCGGAACAACCGCCGGCTGGAATTATGGCGGCGGCGAGTGGAATTAATGCAGATTTACAGGCCGTAGTAGGTATTTTTGACCCTAATCAATTGCCACAAGGCAACATTAGCGGTAAAGCATTACAAGGTCAACAGATGCAAGTTGACATGACTAATTACCATTACTACGACAATCTGACACGTTCTATTGCCCATACTGGTCGTATCATTCTTGACCTTATCCCCAAGATTTACGACAAAGAACGGGTAATGCGAATCATTGGCGATGATGGAAAGCCAAAGATTGTCACAATTAACCAAAAAACAACTGGTGAAAATGGCATTGACAGGGTATTAAATGACGTAACCATTGGTGAATATGACATTGTTATGGACACCGGACCTGGTTATAGCACCAAGCGCCAAGAAGCCGTTGAATCTATGATGGCCGCTTTGACCGCTAATCCAAACCTATTTGGTCAAATTGGTGATTTGGTGTTCCGTAACATGGACTTCCCAGGCGCCGAAGTCATTGCTNACCGTCTTGCTTCTATCAATCCGTTGGCTAATATTGACGAAGATAGCAAAGTTCCCCCACAAGCCCAAATGCAAATACAGCAAATGCAACAAGCATTACAACAAATGGCCCAGCAAAATCAGCAATTGCAAATGGCTATTAAACAACGCCAGGACGTTGAGCAAGTTAAGCAAGCTCATGAGGACCAAAGAGCCATGCTCAATGCTCAAGTTAAGGTTCATGACCAAAATACTAGGTCAATTACTAGCCAAAACAAGATGGAAATTGAAGCTTTGACTGACTTAATCTTGCATCACATGGACACAAGACGTTTAGAAAAAGAAATAGCCGCAAGAAACCAAGAACAGTACGGATTTGCTAATGAAGCTAATGCCGGATTAGGACAAGGAAATCTTGCACAACCGCAATAAACTGTTGTAATATAGTAACAACCTACCGTTGGGTTCAGCGGGTCAAATCTTGAGGAATACTCATGGCAGAAGCAAATGTAGCAGAACGTTTGGCAACAAACGTAGTAACAAGTGAAAATTTAGTTGAATGGAATGTTAATAAGTTAGGTTTAGCTACCGAACCGGCCGAAACTGCGGCTGAAACCGTTGAGGAAACTCCAGTTTCAGAGCCAGTAGCCGAAGAAGGTGAGAGTGAACCAGCCGTAACTGAACAGGAAACGACCGAAACAGAGGAACGGAAACCCAACCCAAAGTTGGAAAAGCGGTTTTCAGAGTTAACCAAGGCACGTAAAGCGGCAGAGGAATCAGCCGCACAAGAACGTCAAGCCAGGGAAGCTTTGGAAGCTAGATTAGCGGCATTAGAAGGACAAAGCGCGCCCCAAAAGGCACAAAATGTCAATTTAAAGCCAAGTCCTGATGACTATGCTGATGCGTTTAAGTACGCTGAAGCGTTAGCAGAATGGTCAGCTAATGAAGCAGTAGCAAGACGTGAACAGGAAATTAAGCAACAAGCCGAACAGGCCAAGCAACAAGAAGTATTAAAGACTTGGCAACAAAAGCTTGATGCGGTGAAAGCCGAATTACCTGATTACGAAGATATGGTTGCAAGTAGCACAGTTTCAGTAAATGATGCGGTGCGTGATGCAATCTTGGAAAGTGATGTAGGTCCTAGGATTCTGTATGAATTAGCTTCAGACGATGAATTAGGCGCCAAAATTGCTAACCTATCTACTGCCCAAGCTTTGAAAATGATTGGTAAGTTGGAAGCGAAGTTTGAGGTGCAAGCCGAAGAACCAGCTAAAAGTAAGCCTGTTGCGGTGAAGTCAAATGCACCAAAACCTATTAATCCTATTCGTGGGACCGGAAGTCAAAGCGTATATACAGATGGTGAACAACTGGAATATCAAGCTTATAGAGCCGCCCGCAAAGCTGGAAAGATTCGTTAAGGTAACAATTTAATTTAATCCTAAAAGGAACTTGCATCATGGCAAATAATTTATTAACCATTAGCAAAATCACTAACGAAGCGTTAATGGTTTTGGAAAACGAACTAACATTTACTTCTGAAGTTGACCGTAACTATGACGACCAATTTGCAGTTGTTGGCGGCAAAATCGGTGCTACTGTAAACGTACGCCGTCCTGGTCGTTTCATCGGTACAACTGGCCCAGCATTGAACGTTGAAGATTTCAACGAAACTTCTGTACCAGTAACATTGTCAACACAGTTCCACGTTGACACACAGTTCACTACACAAGATTTGGCATTGTCCTTGGATATGTTCTCTGACCGTGTATTGAAGCCAGCCGTTGCCGCTATTGCCAACAAAATTGACCGCGATGGTTTGTTTATGGCTAAAAACAATACTGCAAACATCGTTGGTACTGCTGGTACACCCCCAACAGGCTTGATTACTTACCTGACTGCCGCCGCTTACCTTGATTCTGAAGGTGCACCACGTGATGGCCGTCGTTCTTGCATCGTTGAGCCATTTACATCTGCAACTATCGTTGATAGCTTAAAAGGTTTGTTTGTTCCACAAGAAGCAATTGGCGAACAGTACCGTAAGGGCTTGATGGGTCGTGATTCAGGTGGTATGAACTGGAAGATGGACCAAAACGTTCAAGCACAAACATTCGGTAGCTATGCTTCCGCAACATTGTCTTGCAACTTGACAACTACTGGTGGTATTTTGACTTCCGGTTGGGCACAAACTTCTACAATCACTATCAGCGCCGCTTCTGCCGCCGCTACATTGAACCAAGGTGATACATTCACAATCAATGGTGTGTATGCAGTTAACCCACAAAACCGTCAAGCTTATGGTTCAGGTAAACTCCGTTCATTCGTTGTTACTTCTACTACTGCTATCGGTTCCGGTGGTTCTGCTTCCGTAACAATCTCTCCAGCTATCATTTCTGCTGGTCAGTTCCAAAACGTAAGCATTACTGCTACTGGTTCACAGACTGTTAACCCATTTAACAACACCGGTATTCTTTCCCCACAAAACATCATCATGCACCGCAATGCCTTTACTTTGGCAGTAGCGGACCTTGAATTGCCTGAAGGCGTTCATTTTGCTGGTCGTGCAAGTGACAAAGAAATTGGCTTGTCAATGCGTGTTGTTCGTCAATACACAATTAACAACGATAGTATTCCTACTCGTTTGGACGTTCTGTATGGTTGGGCACCACTCTATCCTGAACTCGCTTGCCGTGTAGCCGCCTAATAGGTAATCGTGGGGCCTAAAAACCCCACTTTTTAAACAATTTTTAAGGAATAAATCATGAGCAATCCAGGACCAGCATCAACCCAAACGATTCACCCATCAAATCTAGCTTCTAACCAAGCTATCCGTTTGATTGCGGTGTTAACAAGTGCTAACTTAAATGCCGGAACAAACGTTGATATTGCAATCCCAGTACAAAATAGTACGAACTTTTCAGTATCTAACGTAATCGTTACCAATGCTTCAACTAGTCTTTCTTCCGCATCTGCGGCAGTTTATCCACTAGCTAACGCACAAGGTACCGCTATTGTTTCATCTACTGCTTTATCTGCTAATACCAGCGCTTCCGTAGTGAACCAGTTGACTATCAACTCTACCGCTACTCAAGCTGGCCAATATTTGTACCTACGCATTACTGCCCCACAGGCCGCTACTGCTGACGTATATGTTTATGGCTACGACTTTAGCAACTACTCGTAATACCATGCAGTAAAAGGATGAGAGCCGCCCCCAAAAAGGGTGGCTTTTTTCCTATTTACGAATATAATTAATCATCCTAATTTAAAGGAAAAATCATGTCATCTACTACCGTTACACGTGGCAATGCTCACGAAACTTTTTACATTTCTGTACCTTTAACGCCTACCGCAGTTGCAACCGCTGGCGCATCACAAACTTATGCTTTGCCTGGCTTACAAACAACTGACCTAGTATTTGTTCAAGGCGTTGTTGGTTCACAAACTGCTGGTGTTGTTGCCGCTGAAGCTGATTGTTTGGCCGCTAACGTATTGACTGTTCAATGGGTTAATGCAACTGGTTCTAGTGCAACTCCAGCAACCGGTAATTACATTATTCAAATTACACGTGCTGAAGGCCCATTGCCAGCAACGGCGGTGTAATCATGGCTAATACATCAGTATATCGGTTCGTAGGCCCTACAACGGCTATTACCGTTACTGGTACGGCTTCAACCGCGGTTACGATTACCCCAGCCGGTAATGACCAAATTAACTATTGTGGTTTTCTAAACACTTCAGCTAATCCGGTTGCAGTTACCATCGCCCCAGTTGTTCAGGGTACTGGTACTGCCGCGGCCGCAGTTCTGCCTACTGGCGGCAATAGTAGTCAATCATTTGTGCTTGGTGTAACCATGTCACAACCAACAGTAATCGCAGTTCCACCATTGTTTTCTATTACTGCAATCGGTACCACCGGTACTACTTTGTATGTAATGCCAATGGCTGACCAATCGTAAGGAAATAACCATGTCCAGCACCAATCAAGTCGCAAACACTTCAACAACTCAAATCGTACCCGTACAGGCTACATTTAATTCTGCTGGTGTGTGTACCGGTTTGATTGGTCCTGGCGGTCAAGTATTTTCACCGCCATTAAGCGGTAATACAGAAAACCCATCTACATTGTCTATGGGTGGCAATTTAATCGCTACTACTACATTACCTACGATTTCTTCAGGATTTGGTACAAGCCCTACAATTTCTGCCGTTAACACATTTGTATTTAAAATTGTTGTCGGTACTGGTGGCGCCGCAAACGGAACAATTACATTACCAACTGCAACTAATGGTTGGTTGGCTTTTGCCGCTGATGTTACAAGCGGAAGTACATTATTTTTACAGTTAACAGGAAGCACAACAACTTCTGTAACATTTACTAGCTTTTCAGTAACAACTGGTGCCGCTTCACCAATGTCCGCCGGTGACGTTATTTTAGTTAACGCTTTAGCTTATTAAAGTCAGTTATGACTAGTCCATCAAATTCTGCGGTACAGAATTTACTGCCAGTCCAGGCGTATTTTAACCTAGACGGCACATTTAATACCTTTATTGGACAAGGAAAGCCGTTTTATGCAACGGCCAATCCTATTCAATCCGGATTAACCATTACTAATAGTACGTTAGATTCAAGCCCAATTGGTTCAACAAGCCCATCAACGGGCGTTTTTACTAATATCAGCACCACAACCGGCACAATTTCTACCCAGCCAACCGGTGCAACTGATATTGTTAACTTATTGGCTTTGCAATCTTATGCGGCCGGCATTAGCTGGAAGCAACCAGTAGCTTGTGCAACCATTACAAACATCACGTTGTCCGGATTACAGACAATTGATGGTTACACAACCATTGCTGGCGACCGTGTTATTGTTAAAAATCAGTCAACACAAGCTAATAATGGCATTTATATTGCTTCTAGCGGTGCTTGGACACGTTCAAGCGATGCAAATACATGGAATGAATTAGTTTCAGCGATTGCTTTCGTAGAATATGGTTCACAAGCTGGTTCTGCATGGTTTTG